GTAAATCTTTTTCAGTAGCCCCAGCAGGTAATTCCTTACCGTCACCTGCATAGCCGTATGGAGAAGATAAATTCGTACTGCCTCTAAGTTGTGGAGGCTCTTTAGGGTCAAAGCTAACATCCTTTGCCACACCTTCTGGTAAAACCGTTGGCTCAATACTAATAGGAAATTTGTTACCTGCAAATAAAACATCAACAATTTGTCCATACGCAGCAAGAGTTTTAGTCTTTGTAACTTTAATAAAAACTCTCGACTTTTCTGCTTCAGTAAATTGAACATCATTACCATATAATCCTCTATAATTTCTATATGCTCGTAACCATCTTTCTTCATCGTTACTTCGATAGTCTTCAGCACGTTTATATCTCTCATGTATAAAAGGTACTATACCACTAGCATCACTGTCTTCCATTTCAGGAGTATCAGTATCTTCTAACGCTACAGCCTTATCTTCCATTAAAAGTTCTTGATTTTCTTCTTCTGCCATATTTAATATCCAAAGGTTGAATCTGCTACAGGCATACCTGTAATAGGTCTACTTGTAGGGTCATAGTCAAATACACTAAATCTAGGTCTTGACATTATACCATATCTTAATGCATCATACAAGTGGTCTTCTGCTCTTGTATCAACATCTTCTGGGTTTTTCTTATCTAAAGGAATAGCAGGTAACTGTGAAATTATATTTGTACAAGTGCTAAAGAACACTAGTCTTGGTTCTTCTGTAAATTCGTCAACTTGTAATCTTCTGTGTATTTCATTTTTTCCTGATACACGACTTCCTTTACTTCTATCGGATGGTCTCCAGCGACATCCTTTCATTATCATTTGTTCAGCTAATGATGGTCCTGTATCTCCTCGTTTATGCCAAAGAGAGGAATCTAAAACTCCGTATCTAATACTACCATCGTCTGACTCTAAATCTAAAACCATATCAGCTAAATCTGTAGCTAATACTTTTGATACATACAATTCTCTATAAACTATTAACTGTTCAGCAGGTGATACTGCAATCCATACTACTCCACTATATGAACCATATCCGTAGTCACAAGCTCTGAACTTTACCCAATTTTTAGGTATATTAAAAGGTTCTACTACATGAATATCTCTATTAAATTCCGTAAATGCAGCACCTTCAGCTATATCCCAATCACCTTCTAGTAGTTGCTTTCGTTGGTGTTCAGGTAAAGAAAGAAGCATTGCTTCATAATCCCCTTGAGATGTCAAATAGGGATTATCAGATAATCTTGCTGGTATGAATCTTCTTTTAAATAGTGCCTTTCCTGCTTTTTCGTGACTAGCAGGATATTTTAAAACCTGTCCTGTTTCAATATTAGTAGCATCAAAACTTTTATTATAAGGAGCAGGGTCAATAAACATCTTTTTAACCCACTGATGCCCCGGACCTCCCGGATTTGTCGTTGCTCTCATATACACTGGTAAATCGTGAGCCGTAGAACGTAGTCTTGAACGCATATAATTCCAAGAGTATGGAGTTGACCACTGTGTAAGTTCGTCAAAACCTATCCAACTAAATGCTAAACCTTGATACCTTAATACATCATCATCTCTATCAAGATAAGACATCCACAATCTAGCACCTGACGGTGCTTCCCATTGCATTTTTCTTTCCGACCACTTAATACCTTTCCAAATTTGTGGATACAGTTCTTTGGATTTAAATATTAGTTCTCTTAATTCTTCAGTCGTATGTCTTAATAGTAATCCACTAAATGAAGAATGTCCCATGTAACGTAAAGGGTCTGCCAACATTGCAAATGATTTACCACCACCTGCTGAACCACCATATAAAACTTCTCTCTCACCTGCAGCAAGAAACTCTGTTTGAGGTCCATCATTAGGTCTGAATACTACATTTTGTTCTTCAACAGGAAGTATTTCTACATCGTGGACTTCTTGGATTATATTAGGCTTTTGCTCCTGTTCTTTTTTCTTCGATAGCTTTCGCTTTTTCGATTGCTTTCTCGGCATATTCGGACCATTTTCTAAGAGTTCTAGCCTTGTTCTTACGTTGCTTTTCATTCATTAATCTTTTTCTTAAACCCACATGTGATATTGTTCTATCTGTTTTTTTAGTTAGCCAATTAGCTACTTCTCTATAGGAATACTGGTTTATATATTTCCTTGCTAACTCTACAGCTTCTAACTGATATGGTATGGGGTCAAGTACATTAGCATCTTCACTGTTTATTTTATATCCAAAAGGTATGGTTCTTGCTATTCTTGGTATTTGAACCCAGTCTCTTAAATCTTCATCTTTTAAGTCTGTAGGCTGAGGAAGCTCCCACGCTTTTCCTAATGTTCTAGTCATCACTCTTTTTAGGTGGCAGTAACATAACACCACCAGATGCTTCTACCTGTACTTTTTCTGTTTTAATTAAACCTGTTCTATCTAATAAGTCTTTTGCTGCAGCCATTTTATCACGTATTCCTAATTCCGTAGGGTCAACAACTCCATCTACCATAGCCATTGCAGCTCTAGGAGCATTACTTGCCATAAATAAGTGAGTAGCCTCCAGTATTTCATCCTTCATAGTTTTTATTATTTCTTGCGTATTAGAATTAGCTGAGTACCCTGCAATAATTTTAGCATCTTTTGTACTTCCCTTAGCCTCTGCAAATAAGGCATCAATAAATTTTTGTTGTCGTTCTGTTAGTTTTCTAGCCATGTTTTGTAAACTTTCTTTCCTTCGGTTTAAAAAATTCAGTCATATTTTTAATATGCCGTTTTCTTTTCTCTTGTTTTCTTAACTCAATCCTATCGCTTTCATGCGAGATATAAGTCTGTCTGCCCGATTTGTTACCTGTTTGTACCATCTTGAATCCTGCATCTGATTTCCTGCTTCTAGCCAATCGCCATCTTTAATAGCCTGTATCATCTTTTTAAATTTGCAATAACGAGGATATCCTAAATTAAACAT